TCACACCTCCTCCGCAAACAGCCGAGAGATGGCGGTTTGAATTTTCTCGCCCAGCGACTGAATTTCGCGCAGGGTTTTATCAGCATCGCCCAATTCTTCGTATTTGTAAAAGTGTCGCGTGAAGGGAATTTCGTAGCCCTTTTTTGTCTTTTTTTCGTCTACCCAAGCGTCCGGTACATAGGGCAGCACCTCGCGCCGAATGTATTCATCGATATCCTCTTTGAACGGCACTTGCTCGGTGTCACGCAAATCGGGGTCGGGTTCCGGCCTGCCCTTGGCGTCCGTGCAGATATCGGCGGTCTCATCCTTTTCGGACAGCCCGGCAAGAATGGCTTTTAGGAGCGAGGTTTTCACGTTAAGCCCCGCCTTTTTAAATGCTTTGGAGAGCAACTTGGAAAACGTCTCGCGGTTCTTATAGACCGTTGCGCTGTCAATCGTGCGGATAGCCTCAAGTATCGCTTGCTGCTGTTTCCTGCCCTCGGCTTCCTCGCGGGCAATTTCCTCCAGCTTGCGCTTGCGGCTTTTGGCGAGGTTGGCGAAAGCCGTCTGCTCCCGCACACGCTCAATGCGCTCCGCGCTCGTCTGGAAGTTCAGACGGAGCGGACGCTCCACGGTAACTTTCCAATAGGCGAAGTCGTCCTCGTCAAAGATTTTGCAGAACTCACTTTTCGTCGCGCCGAGCAAGGCATCGCCGTAGATGGCGGTCAATGCCTTGATGTGGTCGTCGGTGAACATCTTGCGCTTCTCTCCGAGCGGCTTCCGCATACGTTCAAAGAACGAAGTGCCATCTATCAGCAAGACCTTGTTCCTTATCGTCTTTTTCTTGCGGTTGGTAATAATCCAAACGTATGTCTGGATGCCCGTGTTATAAAACATCTGGTCAGGCAGGGCGATGATGGTTTCGAGCCAATGGTTCTCGATAATCCATCTGCGGATTTCGCTTTCGCCGCTGCCAGCGTCACCCGTGAAGAGCGGAGAGCCGTTGAAAACGATGCCGATGCGTGTGCCGCCTTCCTCCGGCGGGAGCATCTTGCTTATCATGTGCTGCAAGAACAGCAGTGAGCCGTCCGACACGCGGGGCAGTCCCGCGCCGAAGCGACCGGCATAGCCTTTGTCCTCGTTTTCGTCGCGGATGAAGCCCTCGTACTTTTTCCACTCAACGCCGAAAGGCGGATTGCAGAGCATATAGTGGAAATGCTCACACGCCAGTCTGTCCTCGGTGAAGCTGTTACCGAGGTAGATGTTCTCATAGCCCTTCCCTTTAATCATCGTGTCGGACTTGCAGATAGCATAGGTCTTTTCGTTGAGTTCCTGACCGTACACCTCGATAATGGCGCGGTCGTTTAGCTCCCCAGCGTACTCGATGCCCGCCGAAAGCATACCGCCGGTTCCCGCCGCCGGGTCGTATAGCTTTGCCATAAAGCCCGGCTCGCAGATTTTCTGCATATCGGGTGTGAACAGCATAGAAACCATTAGCCGAATGACCTCACGAGGAGTGAAGTGTTCGCCGGCGGTCTCATTGCTCATTTCAGAGAAGCGGCGAATCAACTCCTCAAAGATGTAGCCCATCTCGTTGTTGGACACCTTATCGGGATGGAGGTCGATGTCGTCCACAAAGCGGGACACGACGAGATAAAGCAGGTTCGCCTTGTCGAGCCGCGCAATCTGGGCGTAGATGTCGAACGACTCCAAAATCTCGCGGGCGTTCTCGGAGAAGCCCTTGATGTAGTCGCGCAAGTTATCGGCGATGTTGCCCGCGTCATCTTTCAGCTTGGCAAACGTGAACTTGCTTGTGTTATAGAACTTATAGCCCGTCGTTCTCTCAAAGAACGGGGCTTTGTTTTTGTATTTGAGGGTCGCGTTCAATTCCAGAACCTTGTCCTTCGTCGGCGCAAGAACGCTGTCCAGTCGGCAAAGCACCGTAAAGGGCAGGATAACGTCGCCGTACTCGCTCTGCTTGTAGTCGCCTCGGAGCAGGTCGGCTATCTTCCATATGAAGCTGGATTTTTCGGATACGTTAATGTTCATTGATATCTACTCCTTCATCAAGCAGGCGTTTATAGCGGGCGTATGAAATCATAACTGCTATGGGCTTGCCGTTTTTTTGTATGAATGCCGCCTTGTCTTCCGCGACCAATTCACGAATTAGCTTTGAGGACTGGCCGCGGTTGAACTCGGCAATGTTGAGATGCTCCATCGGCACTTTGGGCTTAGATTTCTTGTCAGCCAACGGTCATTCCTCCTTTCGCCAACTTACACCCTCCTATTCTAACACAAAGTAATGATAATTACAAGCCCTAATTTAACATTTTTTAAAATTATTTTTAGCACCCATAAAGTAATTACTTTTTGGGTATAAAAAAACGCTGTAGACATTGTATTTACAAGGGTTTATCATATGTAGCTGAGTTGGTGGTTTTGGCGTAATAACCGCCCAGTATTCAGGAACAGCCGCGATAACCGCCAGAACCATTGCAGGAGACCTCAATTGACCCTCTGTAAAAAAGTTAGCGGATTTGCGAACATTTCTCTTGACAAACACATAGCGACGGGTGTATATTGTTACTATGTTAGCGAACATATTCACGCAAGCAACGAAAGGAGCCAAACCATGAACGAAAACGAGACCGCCTTCGGCAAATTCATCGAAGAGCGGCGCAAGGCGCAGGGAATTACCCTCAGAGGCTTTGCGGCGGAGTTGGACATTGCTCCGGCTTATATGAGCGACATCGAGAAGGGTCGCCGTTACCCGCCCGATAAGAAGCTGGATGAAATCGCCGCGCTTCTGAAACTGACCGACGAGGAGAAGTCCCATATGCTCGACCTTGCCGCTTTGACGAAAACCAAGACCGTGTCATCCGACCTTCCGGAATACATTATGGAGAAGGACTTGGCGCGTGTCGCCCTCCGCAGGGCAAAAGCCGGTAACCTCTCCGACGAGGGGTGGCAGGAGGTGATTGACCTTATCAACAAGAAAATCAGCGACTGACGCTGTGTCTACGACAGGAGGCATAAGTTTGTACCACAACTACTCACCTGAGCGACTTGAAAAGAAAGCCGTTGAGATACTCCAAAAATACAAGCAGGGTGCGTTGCTTGTATCGCCGCAGGCGATGGATGTTGACCACTTCGCCGAATTCCACCTGAACGCCAAGATTGACTTTGCCAACCTGTCGCAGGATAGGCAGACTTTGGGCTGTACTTGTTTCAACGACGGGATTCTGATGGTCTGGAACGAAGACCGCACCAATGAAATCCCGCTTGAGGTCGAGAAGGGCTACATCTTTGTGGACAACGGAGTCCTCGACTCCGAGGTTGAGGGCAGAGTGCGCTTTACCATTATCCATGAGTGCGCCCACTGGATTCTGCATCCGCGCTTTTATTACCAGAAGCCCGGCGAGAAGATTCCCAAGATTAAATGCACCATCTATCAAATAGAAAACGGAGCGAGACGGCTACCGATGACCGATGAGGAAGTCCGAGAATGGCAAGCCAACCGGCTTGGCGCGGCTTTGATTATGCCCGCCGTGACCGTGAAGATGCTGCTTGCCGACCGTTTGGGCGTGGGCGTTGACACGCTTGCCCCTGCGTATTATTCCGACTCCCTCATCGAGGAAATGGCGGCTGTTTACAATGTGTCCAAGTCCGCGATGTCAATTCGGCTTGAAGATTTGAACCTTAAGCTCTCCTAACCACGCGGAGAATTCTATACCCAAGGATTCTCCATATATTTTACCCCTATGTTCGCAAGTTCGCTAACATAGACACGATTAAGGAGGTGTTGCCTTTGAACTCGGAGACCTTGCTTCCAAAGGTGAAGCGAAAGAAGTCCTCACGCAACCATCAGCACTACCGACAGCGACTACCCTGCCCAGCCTGCCACTTCGAACGGCTCATTGACACGGGTCAGTACACACGGTCAAAGACCTACGTTGTCGGAGAAGATGGCTATCTCGATGCCGATTACTACCAGAAGTGTTCATCTTGCAAGGCCGAAATCGGCATCCGAAAAATTGAATAACCCAATCTGTACTTAACAGAGCGCGACGCAAATGCCGCCAACGGCGGCAGAGATTAAAAATGACGGACGAGCCTGACAAGTAGCTTTATAGCTATGCGTTAAGGTTCGTCCTTTTTGCTTGTTGTGGCTGCTTGCTCAGGCTCCTTCCGAACTCGAAAGGAGCCAATTTTATGAGGCAATTCAAGACAAGCAAGAAGCCCGAAGCACGTTCTACCTATATCTACTATGACGCTGACGGCAACAAAGTAATGGAACTGAAACCCGGCGAAAACGGTGTGACCGAGGCGCATATCGCTATGCTCCACCAAGCCGACGATGAGGAATTCGACGCGCAGCGCCGCGAGGATTATCTCGCGCCTATCCACTATCAAGCCTACAAAGATGGGGATGGCGACGACGCGGAAGACCGCAACGAGTATCTCGTCGATACCCGTCCCAACCCCGAAGAGGCGTTTATGGCTTCGCTGACCAGAGCGGAACGCAACGCCGCGTTCAAGGAAATCTGGCGCGGGCTTCTGCCGCAACAACGTGACCTTATCAAGAAGAAGCGGCAAGGACGCACCAACGTAGACATCGCCGCCGAGGAAGGCGTGACCGAGGCTGCAATCCGCAACCGACTCACAAAGATTCAGGAGAAATTCAAAAACCTCCGCTAAAGGGGGTTCGAATCGGGCGGCTTTTTCGCTTATGGACAGAGGACGCGATAAAGCAACCTCTGGAAGGAGGCAAAGAGCCAATGAACCTGAAGCACAAGGTAAGTATCTGCGTGACCCGCCCCGACGGCGGCAGGACGGCAGTTCTGAAAGGCGGGTCGCGCACGTTGAGGAGTAAGCTGCTCAGTTTGCTTTTCGGCGACAAGGTCGGCGTTATCGTCGTGACACCCGGCGAGACGGTGGAAACCGTGGAAATCAAGGAACTTCGAGGAGGTGAACGCAATGAGCAAGATGAGTGAACTCGACATCTGCATCGGAGAACTGCGGGAAGCGGCGCAGTCGCTGACGGCGGTCGCGGACAGCCTGACGGCGTTGTTCAGCGGTGGAGGCAAGACGGAATCTTACGTCTTTACCCAGACCGGCAACGACAACAAGCAAATCGTTGTCGGAGCAACCACCCCGAAGCCGAAGCCCGTCACGTTGGAGCAGGTGCGAGCCGTACTCGCGGAAAAGTCCCGCAGCGGACACACCGCCGAGGTTCGTGAACTGCTCCAGAAGCACGGCGCGGCGAAGCTGTCGGAGATTGACCCGTCGGAGTTTGAAGCCCTGCTTGGGGAAGCCGCCAGTATCGGGCTTGGGGAGGGCGAAGATGGGTAAACACGCGCTCCTCTCGGCTTCCTCAAGCCATAGGTGGCTCAACTGCCCGCCCTCGGCAAGGCTCTGCGAACAATACGAGGACAAAGGCAGCGACTACGCCGCCGAAGGCACGGACGCGCACACCCTTGGCGAATACAAGCTGAAATCCGCGCTCGGCATCAAGGCGAAAGACCCGACCGCCAACCTGACCTACTACTCCGAGGAAATGGACGAGTGCGCCAACGGCTACGCCGCCTACATCCTCGAACTGGTGGAGACGGCGAAGCAGACCTGCGCCGACCCCGTGGTGCTGATAGAGCAGCGGCTCGACTTCTCCAAGTACGTGGAGGGAAGCTTCGGCACGGGCGACTGCGTGATTATCGCTGACGGCACATTGCACATTTGCGATTACAAGCATGGGCAAGGGGTACTCGTTCAGGCGACCGACAACCCGCAGATGAAGCTGTACGCCTTGGGCGCTTTGGAGTTGTTCGACGGAATCTACGACATTGACGAGGTCAGTATGACTATCTACCAGCCCCGCCGCGACAATGTCAGTACCCACACGGTTTTCAAGGAGTCGCTCTACCAGTGGGCTGAGGAAGTCTTGAAGCCCATCGCCGAAATTGCCTACGCAGGCGGCGGCGAGTACAACTGCGGCGAATGGTGCCAGTTCTGCAAGGCGAAGCACGAGTGCCGCAAACGCGCCGAGCGGAATATGGAACTCTCAAGGCTCGAATTCAAACGCCCGCCACTGTTGGAGGACGACGAAATCGAATCCATACTCGGCAAAATCGACGACCTCGTGTCTTGGGCTTCCGACATCAAGGACTACGCACTGCAAGCCGCACTCGGCGGGAAGCGGTGGTTCGGCTGGAAGGTCGTCGAGGGCAAGAGCAACCGCAAATACGTCAATGAGGAAGCGGTCGCACAGACAGTGAAGTCCGCTGGCTACGACCCCTACGAACGTAAGGTGATGGGCATCACCGCAATGGAAAAGGCTCTTGGAAAAGCCCGGTTCGCCGAACTGCTCGGCGGTCTGGTCGAAAAACCACAAGGCAAACCAACGCTCGTGCCGGAGGGAGACAAACGTCCGGCAATCAACACAGCCAAAAACGATTTTATGGAGGTAAAAGACAATGGCTAATCAGACAATGAACCGCAATAACCCGAACCCCGCCCCGAACCCCACGAAGGTCATCACGGGCGAAGTCAGGCTCTCCTACGCCAATCTGTGGGAGTCGAAGTCCATCAACGGCGGCGCGCCGAAATACTCGGTCAGCATCATCATCCCGAAGTCGGATACCCGCACCATCGCCAAGATTAAGGCGGCGATTGAGGCGGCGTACCGCGAAGGCGAGACCAAGCTGAAAGGCAACGGCAAGACCGTCCCGCCGCTCGCTTCCCTCAAGACCCCGCTCCGTGACGGCGACATCGACCGCCCCGACGACGAAGCCTATGCCGACAGCTACTTCGTCAACGCCAACAGCGGCACGGCGCCCGGCATCGTGGACAGCGCCTGCGAGACCATCTTCGAACGCTCGCAGATTTACAGCGGCGTGTACGCCCGCGCCAGCGTGAACTTCTACGCTTTCAACAGCAACGGCAACAAGGGCATCGCCTGCGGGCTGAACAACATCCAGAAACTGCGCGACGGCGACCCGCTCGGCGGCAAACCCAGAGCCGAGGACGACTTTGCCACTGACGACGATGAAGACTTCCTCAGCTAACCACGATTACACAGTCTGCGGAGGGCGGCGGGGAAACTTGCCGCCCTCTTGCGTTATGGAGGGCTTATGAAAACTATCAGCATAGATATTGAAACTTTCTCGTCTGTCGACCTCGCAAAGTCTGGTGTTTATCGCTATGCCGAATCGCCGGACTTTGAGATTTTGCTGTTTGGGTACTCCGTGGACGGCGGCGAGGTGCAAGTCGTGGACTTAACGGCGGGCGAAATGCTTCCAAATGAAATCATCGACGCACTTACGGATGACGACGTGCAGAAATGGGCGTTTAACGCCAACTTCGAGCGGGTATGCCTTTCCCGCTACCTATCTGATATGGGCATATCCCTTGACCCATTCGCCGACAATCACTTTTCTTCCCAATACCTCGGCAAGGCGAAATACCTGAACCCAGAATCGTGGCGGTGCAGTATGGTCTGGTCAGCCTATATGGGACTGCCGCTTTCGCTTGAAGGCGCGGGCGCGGTTTTGGGATTGGAAAAGCAGAAGCTGACCGAGGGCAAGGAACTCATCCGCTATTTCTGCAAGCCGTGCGAGGCGACCGCCGCCAATGGCCAGCGCACCCGCAATCTTCCTGACCACTCTCCCGACAAGTGGGCGGCTTTCAAGGCGTATAACCGCCGCGACGTGGAAGCGGAAATGTCCATTCAGGAGCGTCTCTCAAAATTTCCCGTGCCTGAATCCGTCTGGGACGAGTACGCACTCGACCAAGAAATCAACGACCGTGGCGTGATGGTTGATATGACGCTCGTCAGGAACGCCATCGCCGCCGACGCCCGCTCTAAGGCCGAACTCACCCGCCTGATGAAGAAAATCACGGAACTTGACAACCCGAACTCCGTGGCTCAGATGAAGCAATGGCTTGCCGACCACGGTTTGGAAACCGATACGCTCGGTAAGAAAGCGGTCGCAGAATTGCTGAAAACGGCTCCTGAGCCGCTCAGTCGGGCTTTGTCACTGCGACAGCAGTTAGCGAAATCCTCGGTCAAGAAGTATCAGGCGATGGAGAACGCTGTCTGCGCCGACGGTCGCGCTCGCGGGATGTTCCAGTTTTATGGCGCTAACCGAACCGGTAGGTGGGCTGGCCGCTTGATTCAGATGCAGAACCTCCCGCAGAACCATCTGCCCGACCTCGAACAGGCGCGGGCTTTGGTGCGTAGCGGCGACTTTAACGCTTTGGAACTTCTTTATGATTCCGTGCCGGAGGTACTGTCGGAACTCATTCGCACGGCGTTTATCCCGAAGCCCGGCACGAAGTTTGTCGTGGCCGACTTCTCGGCAATCGAAGCCCGCGTCATCGCGTGGCTTGCCGGGGAGCGGTGGCGCAACGATGTGTTTGCCACCCACGGCAAAATATACGAGGCTTCGGCAAGCCAGATGTTCCACGTCCCGATTGAGGAAGTCACCAAAGGCTCACCCCTGCGGCAAAAAGGCAAGATTGCGGAACTCGCCCTCGGCTACGGCGGCTCGGTCGGCGCGCTCAAAGCAATGGGCGCGTTGGAGATGGGTTTGCAGGAGGACGAATTGCAACCACTGGTGACGGCGTGGCGGGCTTCCAACCCGAACATCGTTAGGCTCTGGTGGGACGTGGACAAAGCGGCAATGACAGCGGTCAGGGACAGGACGGTCACCGAAGCCCACGGCATCCGCTTCGGCGTTCAGAGCGCAATGCTCTTTATTACATTGCCGTCGGGACGGCGGCTCGCCTATGTGAAGCCGCGCATCGGCGCTAACCAGTTCGGCTCGGACTGCGTGACTTACGAGGGAGTTGGCGGCACGAAAAAGTGGGAACGGCTCGAAAGCTACGGACCCAAGTTCGTGGAAAACATCGTGCAGGCTACGAGCCGCGACATTCTCTGCTACGCAATGCAGGCGCAACGGTGCTGCGACATTGTGATGCACGTACACGACGAAATGGTCATCGAAGCCGACAAGCGTATGTCTACCAAGGTTCTCTGCGAACAAATGAGCCGCACCCCGCCTTGGGCGGAGGGGCTTCTGCTCCGTGCCGATGGCTACGATTGCCCATTTTATAAAAAAGATTGAGTACAGGGGGTTCGAATCGCTTGGATTTTTCGGTTATGGACAGGAGCAGTTCGCTGACTCCGAAAAATCCATTTTACGGAGGTTCGAATATGAACAACGAAATGCAAGTGTTCTCCTACGAGGGGAACGAGGTCAGGACAATCCAGAGGGGCGGCGAGCCGTGGTGGGTGCTGAAGGATGTATGCGACATCCTCGAAATCGGCAACAGCCGCGACGTTACCGCTCGTTTGGATGACGACGAAAAGGGCGTCGATATTATCGACACCCTTGGCGGGAAACAGGAACTCACGGTCATCAGCGAGAGCGGGCTGTATAGCACCATCCTTTTGTCCCGCAAACCCGAAGCAAAGAAGTTCAAACGCTGGGTTACCCACGAGGTGCTTCCGACCATCCGCAAGCACGGCGCGTATGTTACGCCCGCCAAGCTGGAAGAGATGATGAACGACCCCGACGCTTGGATTAAGGTGCTGACCGCCCTCAAAGACGAGCGCGCCGCCAAGGAACACCTCCAACTGGAAGCCGCCAAGAACGAGCCGAAGGTCGTGTTTGCCGACGCCGTATCTGTTTCGGACGGAACCATCCTCATCGGCGAGTTGGCGAAAATCCTCAAGGGCAACGGCATCGAAATCGGGCAGAACCGCCTGTTCGAGAAACTGCGTCAGGACGGCTACCTCATCAAGCGGCAAGGCACAGACTACAACGCTCCGACGCAGAGGGCGATGGAACTGGGGCTATTCCGTGTCAAGGAGACCGCCATCACGCACTCCGACGGTCACGTCACCATCAGTAAGACCACAAAGGTTACAGGCAAGGGGCAGCAATACTTCATCAATCTGTTCCTTGGGAAAGGGGTAACCGGCAATGACGAGTGAAAAGAAACAAGCCGTTAAATCGGTTCTGAAGAAGGTCGGCAAGGCGATATGGTCTGCGCTCCCGTGGATATGGTTGGCAATCTGGCTGTTCTGTATCCTTTCCCTCCCGCTTCTCCACGCAAACGAAAAGGCGGAACTGACGAACCAAATCTCCGCGCTCGAAGCCGAGAACGCAATGTACGAATCGGAGTATGCCCGTCTTACCGACGAGATTGAATGGCTCCGTTCGCTAATCAGGGAGGTCGGCGATGGACAGATACAACAGTGAAGGCTATCCCGACCCGACCGCCTACAATGCTCTGACGGCGGTCGCCCGTGAGGAAAAGGCGAAGCAGTACTTCCCGCTCGTTTACATCGCTTCGCCTTTCGCGGGCGACACGGAACGTAACATCGAGCGGGGGCGGGGCTATTGCAGGTTTGCGGTCAGCAGGGGGTGCATTCCCCTTGCGCCGCACCTGCACTACCCGCAGTTTATGGACGATGGCGACCGAAGCCAGCGTGAGCTGGGGCTTCGATTCGCCCTCATCCTGCTTGGCAAATGCGACGAGTTATGGGCTTTCGGCTTACCCTCCGAGGGTATGAACCGCGAAATCGCCAAGGCTCGGAAGCGCAATATGCCCATCCGATTTTTCAACAGCAAATGTGAGGAGGTGTCCGGCAATGGCATCTAAACAAACCAAGCCCATAAAGACCAACTTCGATGTCTGGAAAGAAACCCTCACGCCCGAATTTATCGCCAACCACCACTTTGTCGTGCTGGCTTGCGGCGGCTGCCCGGCTTTCGGCAAGACCTGCAACAAGTACGACACGACCTGCCGGGGCAATTTCCTGATTTGGGCGCGGGGCAAATATGTAGAGGAGGAAACGGCGGAATGCGAGACCTGAAAATATCCTACGGCGACAGCCGCCTGTCGAAACGGTGGGTCAACAAAAAGACCACCTTTGAAAAGTTGTGCGAGCGGTTCAATGTCACCCGCCGCACCACCGAGACGGTCGCCGAGTACCGGAAGTTTACGAAAGACCGCCGCGACGCCGCCAAAGACGTGGGCGGATATGTCCTCGGTCACCTAAAGTCGGGACGGCGCAAGAAGGACACGGTCGAGAGCCGTTCGGGGATTACGCTTGACGCCGACCATGCCGACGGCGGCTTCATCGACAGCGTGGAGATGTTGTTCCCGCATAAGTGCGCCATTTACTCCACCCACAGCCACACGCCGGAAGCCCCAAGACTCCGCGTGGTTATTCCACTCTCCCGCGACGTTACGCCGGACGAATATGCTGCGCTTTCACGGCTTGTGGCAGACGAAATAGGGATGGATTTCTTTGACGATTCGACCTACGAGCCGGAACGCCTGATGTACTGGCCGTCCACGCCCTCCGACGGGGAGTATGTGTTCAAGGCCATCGACGGCAGCGAACTCGACCCCGACGAATACCTCGCAAAGCTGTCCGACTGGCGCGACTGCTCGCTTTGGCCGACATCAAGCCGCCAGTCCGAGGTGATACAACGCAGTATCCGGCAGCAGCAAGACCCGCTCGAAAAAGACGGCGTGGTCGGGGCGTTTTGCCGGGCTTACGGCATCGAGGACGCAATCGCGGCGTTCCTGCCCGATGTTTATGAACCATCTGCGATTACTGGCCGCTACGACTATATCCCAGCCGACAGCAGCGCGGGCGTGGTGCTGTACGAAGGCAAGTGGGCTTACTCCCACCACGCCACCGACCCCGCCTGCGGCAAGTTGCTGAACGCTTTTGACCTCGTCCGCATCCACAAATTTGCCGACCTTGACGACAAGGCGGGCTTCAAAGCGATGAGCGAGTTTGCCTTGAAAGACGAAAAAGTCAACGCGCTGATTGCCGAAGAGCGCATCGCCGCCGCTGAGACGGAGTTTGCCGAGGGCGACGATTGGATGTCGCGGCTCCAAAGGGAGAAAAGCGGCGTCCTCGCCAATACGCTCGGCAACCTGCTCCTTATTCTGAACAACGACGATGCCATCGGCGGCATCCGCTACAACAAACTGGCGAACCAGATATACGGCGAAAACCTCCCGTGGGAACGTCCGCACCCGCCTTGGCGCGATGCCGACACCGCACAGCTTGTGGCTTATATCGACAAACGCTACGGCACGTTCTCGGCGAGGAATTACGAACTGGCGCTGACCAAGGTCGCGGACGACCGCGCCTATCACCCGATAAGGGAGTACCTGAACAGTCTGCCGCCTTGGGACAGGGTTCCCCGAATGGACACGCTGCTCATCGACTACCTCGGCGCGGAGAACTCGCCTTACACCAGAGCCGTCACCCGAAAGACGCTCGTTGCGGCGGTCGCCCGAATCCTGAACCCCGGCGCAAAGCACGACTCAATCCTTGTGCTAAACGGCAAACAGGGCATCGGCAAATCCACGCTGTTCTCACGGCTCGGACGGCAATGGTACTCCGACAGCCTCTCCATATCGGATATGAAGGACAAGACCGCGCCGGAGAAGCTACAGGGCTACTGGATTCTCGAACTTGGCGAGTTGGCGGGCATCAAGAAGATGGACGTTGAGACCGTGAAGTCGTTCATCACCCGCACCGATGACAAGTACCGCCCGTCTTACGGACGCGCCGTTGAGAGCCACCCGCGCCAATGCGTCATCGTCGGCACGACCAACTCCGACGGCGGCTTCCTTCGGGACATCACGGGCAACCGCCGCTTCTGGCCTGTGCGGGTATCGGGCGAAGGCAAATACCGCGCTTGGGAACTTACGGAGATTGACCAGATTTGGGCGGAAGCCCTTGTTAAGTACACCGAGGGCGAAGAACTGTTCCTCAAAGGCGACATCGCATTAGCGGCTTTCGCCGAACAGCGGGACGCTATGGAGAACGACGACCGCGAGGGCTTGGTGGCGGAGTACCTTGAAGCCCTGCTCCCTGACAACTGGGACACGATGGATATTTACAGGCGTTTGGAATACATCCGCTCGACCGACGACCCCACGAGGACAAAAGGCACCGTGCGGCGCAATCAGGTCTGCGTGATGGAGATTTGGTGCGAGTGCTTCGGGAAGTCCCGCGAGTCCATCAAGAAAGCCGACTCCTACGAGATTGAGGGTATCCTCAACCAGATAGGCGGCTGGGCTAAGTACGAGGGCAACAAGACCGGCAAGAAGGCAGTCCCGATGTACGGCGTCCAGCGCGTGTTCGTGAGGTCTGAATGAGCGCGGGACGATTGCCCGTGATTGCCAGTCGGGGCTTCGGCAACCGTTATCGGCAAAGTCGCAAGCCCCGAATAAATCACGGTTCTTACACAGCCATTGCCCATATTGCCGATGTTCACCTTACTAAATCTTATTTAAGTAGTAATAAGGATAATGGGCATACGCAATACGCCCGCGTAGGAATTATAGGCAGAATCGGCAAGTTGGGCAATGTGAAAAGCGGAGGTCACTATGCGAGAGAAAACATTGGAGCGCAAGCTCACGGAGGCGGTCAAGGCGACGGGAGGTATCGCGCCCAAGTTCGTAAGCCCCGGTTTCGACGGAATGCCCGACCGCCTTGTGCTTCTGCCCGACGGGAAGTGCGGCTTCGTAGAAGTGAAACGGCGCGGCGAGAAGCCCCGCCCGTTGCAGGAAGCAAGGCACGGGATGTTACAGCGGCTGGGCTACAAGGTCTACGTCTTGGACGACGCGGGACAGATTGGAGGTGTGCTTCCTGAAATATCAACCGCATAGCTATCAGGAATACGCCACGGCGTTCATCGAGGCGAACCCCGTTTCCTGCCTGCTGCTCGACATGGGGCTTGGCAAGACGGCGATAACGCTGACCGCTATAAACGACCTGCTGTTTGACAGCTTCGAAGCCCACCGCGTTCTGGTCATCGCGCCTCTCCGCGTTGCCCGCGACACTTGGCCGGAGGAACTGCGGAAATGGGAACACCTCTCCGACTTGCGGTTCTCCGTGGCGGTCGGCACGGAAGCGGAGCGAAAAGCCGCCCTGCGGAAAGCCGCCGACATCTACATCATCAACCGTGAGAACGTGCAATGGCTCATCGAGGAAAGCGGCCTGCCTTTAGACTTCGACACCGTGGTGGTCGACGAGTTGTCGTCGTTCAAGAGCCACCAGTCAAAACGGTTCCGGTCGCTGATGAAAGCCCGCCCGAAGGTCAAGCGCATCGTAGGGCTGACGGGAACGCCATCGAGCAACGGCTTGATGGACTTGTGGGCGGAGTTTCGGCTTCTGGATATGGGTCAGCGGCTTGGGCGGTTCATCGGGCAGTATCGCACGGACTACTTTGTCCCCGACAAGCGAAATGGTCAGGTCATCTTCAGCTATAAGCCTTTGCCTGACGCTGAGAAGCGGATATACGCCAAAATCGCCGACATTACCATTTCGATGAAGTCCACCGACCACCTGAAGATGCCGGAACTGGTGACCGCCGAGTACCCAGTGCGGATGTCGAACGATGAACGGGAACGGTACGACGATATGAAGAGGGATTTGGTGCTTCAGCTTGCCGACGGCGAAGTGACCGCCGCCAATGCCGCTGCCCTGTCAAACAAGCTGTGCCAGATGGCGAACGGCGCGGTCTACGATGATAACGGCGATGTCCGGCACATCCACGACCGCAAACTTGACGCTTTGGAGGACTTAATCGAAGCCGCCAACGGAAAACCCGTTCTGGTCGCCTATTGGTTCAAGCACGACTTGGAGCGGATTGCCGCGAGGCTTAAGCAAAAGCATATCCCATTTTCCAAGATGGATACGAGCGAGAGTATCGCTCGATGGAACAACGGCGAGTTGCCCGTGGCGCTCATCCACCCCGCTTCGGCAGGCCACGGGCTGAACCTGCAAGCGGGAGGCAACACGATTATATGGTTCGGGCTGACATGGAGTCTGGAACTCTATCAACAGACCAACGCCCGCTTGTGGCGGCAGGGTCAGCAATCCCAAACGGTGGTCATCCACCACATCACCGCCAAAGAAACGATTGACGAGCGGGTCTTAAAAGCCCTGTCTGAAAAAGACAGGACGCAGACCGCCCTAATCGACGCGGTGAAAGCAAACCTATGACAATCGCAGAAGTCAAAAGCTGCCAATCCGAGGGAAGCCATCACTGTATCGGAGGGCAAGCCTATGAACACGCAAGAAATGACGGCGAAGGAGTACCTCTCCCAAGCCTATCGCATCGACCAGAGGATAAACAGCAAACTGGAGCAGGTGCATTCGCTTCGGGAACTGGCGACAAAAGCGACCGCCACTTTATCGGATATGCCGCGAAGCTCAAGCCCGAACCACCACCGTATGGAGGAATTCATCACCAAGGCGATGGACTTGGAGTCGGAGATAAACGCCGACCTGCAAGCCCTCATCGACCTTAAGCGCGAAATCGTCACGATTATAAAGTGTGTGGAAGCGCCCGACCTCCAGACCATATTGGAACTCCGCTACCTCTGCTTCAACACTTGGGAGGAGATTTCGGTGGAACTGCACCTCGACATACGATGGGTGCATCGGCTACACAACAGGGCTTTGAACGAGGTTGACGCGATTCGCCACTCCAGACCATAGAAAGCCACGCGGCTCTTATGTTATAACTATAATGACGAAACAATGAGGACGTTCCCCGTGCGGGCGCGTCCTTTTTCTATGCCCTGAAAGGTCGGTGAAGATGAATGCCCTACAAAGCAAGGAAGCCCTGCGCCCACCCCGGCTGCCCCAAGCTGACCGCGGGTCGGTACTGCGAGGAACACGCCAAGGCTGAAGCCAAGCGATACAACCACATTGACCGCGACCCCGACGCCAACAAACGCTACGGTAGGAGTTGGAACAGGATTAGAGCCGCGTTCCTGTCGGCGAACCCGCTGTGCGAGGTGTGCCGGAGCGACGGACGACTCGTTCCCGCAACACTCGTTCACCACAAGCGCAAGCTAACCGACGGCGGCAACAACGACTGGAACAACTTACAGGCTCTCTGCCAAGAATGCCACAGCCGTTTGCACGCGGAGAAAGGCGATTACTTTTAGGGATGACATCGACCGAGGGGCGGTCAGCATCTCTACCGCCTTTTAGGCGGGCAGCGCGCTCGGCCTTTCGCGTGAATTTTTCAAAAATCAAAAATCAAAATATCAAACAATCAAAATCAAAACCGAGGTGATGGATTATGCCCAGCGGAGGCTATCGTCCGGGGGCAGGTCGCCCTCGGAAAAATATAAACGAAAAGAAACTGGAAGGCAAGCCGGTCAAACCGACCGCGCCGGTAACTGCGCCAAAGAAGGTTTACTCTAAAAATGTTATGGCGGACTACTTCTCAATGGCAATGAAGGAATGCGAGAAGGAAGTTCCATCGGCGGACGTGCTTCGAGCCGAGATTGAGGAATACATTGCGGCACGTGGCTGCGAGGGATTCGTCGCTCCGCAGACGATTACCGACTATGTCCTGAACAGGCAGGGCTTCCTTGCCTGTGAGTGCATGAACCGCAAAATCGGGAGAATGACCAAGGAACTGAAACTCTCGCCATACGTCACGGCGGGTCAGGGTTACTACAAGGCGATGCAAGCCGACTTCAACCTGATTATGCAGATTATCAATAAGTACAGCACCACGCAGAGCGAGGAGAAAAACGACTTCCTCGCTCTTTTGATGAACAGGGGGTTTTAGGATATGAACGCTACAAGCAGATTTGAACAAGTGAATATCGACGCCCTTGTGCCGTATGTCCGCAATGCCCGAACTCACAGCAAGGAACAGATTCTGCAGCTTCGCGCAAGCCTTCGTGAGTTTGGCTTCGTCAACCCCATCATCGTGGACAAGGACTACAATATCATTGCGGGTCACGGGCGTGTGGAAGCCGCCAAAGCCGAAGGGCTGACGAAAGTGCCATGCGTGTTCGCGGAGCATTTGACCGAGGCGCAGAAACGTGCGTATATCCTCGCCGATAACCGTCTGGCGTTAAACGCCGGATGGGATGAGGAACTGCTCGCTCTGGAATTTGCCGAACTTAAAGACCTCGGCTTCGGCTTGGAGTTGACGGGCTTTGACGAAAAGGAAATAGAGAAGCTGTTTGCCGCCGATGTTGGCGACGTACAAGACGATGACTTCGACCTTACAGCCGCCCTTGAACAGGCGGCTTTTGTTTTGCCTGGCGACATTTGGACGCTCGGTCGCCACCGGCTCATTTGCGGTGACGCCACCGATGCCGCCACGGTCAAGAAGCTGATGGACGGTCGCAAGGCGAACCTCGTCCTCACCGACCCGCCATACAATGTAAATTTTGAGGGTTCGAGCGGGCTGAAAATAAAGAACGACTCTATGAAGGCGGAGCAGTTCTATGCCTTCCTGCTCTCGTCTTTCCGTAACCTTGCCGAAAACCTCGAAGGCGGCGGCTCAGCATATATCTTCCACGCCGACACCGAGGGCGAAAACTTCCGCAGGGCGTTCCGCGAGGCGGGGTTCCACCTGAGCGGTACTTGCATTTGGGTCAAAGACAGCTTCGTTATGGGCAGAAGCCCATACCAATGGCAGCACGAGCCTATCCTCTATGGGTGGCTCAAAACGGGAACGCACAAATGGTACGCAGGACGGAGCGAAGCCACTATATGGAACTTCGCCAAGCCCAAGCGCAACAGCGACCACCCGACTTCAAAGCCCCTTGACCTGCTCGCATACCCGATTAAGAACAGCAGTCAGGCAAACGGCATCGTCCTTGACACCTTTGGTGGTTCGGGTTCCACCCTTATCGCCTGTGAGCAAGCCGACCGCATCTGCAATATGCTCGAACTGGACGAGAAGTACGCAAGCGTAATCCTGCGCCGGTATGCCGAGTTCAAGCAAAACGGCGGTGCGGATATAGTCTGTGAACGCAACGGCGAAACGCTCCAATACGCCGACCTCGTGAAGGAGGTGGCGGAGCGTGGATAAGAAATTGACATTAGGCTCGCTCTTCGACGGCTCCGGCGGTTTTCCGCTCGGAGCCGTTTTAACAGGGATGGAGCCGCTTTGGGCGAGCGAAGTGGAGCCGTTCCCGATACGGGTCACGACCAAACGGCTGCCGCAGATGAAGCACTACGGCGACATCAACAAGATAGACGGCGCCGCCGTGCCGCCCGTGGACATCATCACCGGCGGCTTCTGCTGCCAAGACCTCTCGGTCGCGGGCAAGAGAGCCGGTCTCCACGGCGAGCGGTCGGGGCTGTTCTTTCAGGTGATACGGATTATCAAGGAGATGCTCGCCGCCACAAACGGCGAGTACCCGAAATATGCCGTCCTCGAAAACGTGCCGGGTATGTACTCATCATCCGGTGGCGAGGACTTTTTGGAGGTACTCAATGAACTCATACACATCAAAGACGAAACCTTGTCAGTACCTTTACCTGAAAAGGGCAAATGGTCAACATCGGGTGAAATCGTGGGAGACGGTTTCTCAGTCGGCTGGCGGACGCTTGACGCTCAATTTTGGGGAGTCGCCCAGAGACGCCGCCGTTGTTACATTGTCGTCGATTTTACAGGCGAACGTGCCGGAGAAATACTATTTGACGAAACTCGCCTGTCAGGGAATCCTCCGTCGTGCGGCGCAGCGGGGCAAGCAACTGCCGGAGGTTCTGCGGATGGCTCTGGAGGCACAATCTGCTTAAACGACCAAGGCGGCAGTTTTATGGACGTATCGGAAGATGTAACGGGAACGCTACGCTCACAGGAACACGGGCATCAGCCGATTGTGTTTGAACCCGGCGCGGTCTCTCGCTTGGGCGGCCACGCTTGGAGCGGCGAGCCGACGGGTGCGCTCCGTGCCGATATGGGCGACAACCAATTTGCGGTGGCGATTGAAAACCACCCCGCCGACAGCAGGGTCAAACTCGACGAAAGCGGCGTGGTGCAGACCCTTTCCGGCAGGATGGGAACCGGCGGCGGCAACGTCCCGCTCGTGATGAACGAAAGGCAATACGCCCTGACGGTCGGCGAGGATGTGGCGAACACCCTCACAGGCACAGATTTTAAAGGTACTCAGTGCGTATTTGAGCCAAAAACTCTGAAAATCCGTTCCGGCTGTGAAGGTGGCGGTAAGGGTGCGCTCATCCAAGACAATAAGTCGGCGACGCTCTCCACGAGCAACGATCAGACCGTTTTCGTGCCGAAGGTTTACGGCATCTGCTCCAAAAACAGCAACTCGATGAAGTCAGGAAATCCTCACAGCGGGATATATGAAGCCAAGACCGCGAGAACGCTCGACACCTCCATTCCCGACCCGAACAAGAACGCCGGCGGTATGGCGGTGGTGGCTGTTGAAGGCAATGGTTCGCGTCCCTCTCATCGGGGCGACGGTTACGGTGGCGAAGTATCGTTCACCTTGAATTCCGTGGAATGTCACAGTGTTTGTTACCAAGATAAGGTCGGCGCGCTCTGTGCTTCGGATTATAAATTCCCGCAGCAACAGCAGATTGAGGAAGGCAAGGCGGTCGTGGAGCGTGTGGCGATTGAGAACTATCAGCACAGCGGATACCGCGAGAGGGACACGGCGGGTACACTCAAATCCTGCGGTGGCACAAACGGCGGCGGCTCGGAAAGCGTCGTCGTGGAGAACCGCTATGTAGTCCGCAGGCTTACCCCTGCCGAGTGCGCCCTGCTCCAAGGCTTCCCTCCAAACTGGTGTGCCAACCTCTACACAGAAAACCCGACCGAAGAGGACATCGCCTTCTGGTCTGAAGTCTGGGAAACGCACCGCAATATTATAGGTACATCCACAAAGCCCAAGAGCCGCAAACAGATTGTGAAATGGCTCAAAGACCCGCATTCCGACGCCGCCGAGTACAAAATGTGGGGTAACGGTGTGGCGCTCCCGTGCGTGGTTTTCGTTCTCGGCGGCATTGTGTACAGCAACCGAAACAACCTGTGATTTTCCTTGATGTTTTTGCGCTTTATTATCGCATAAACGCTTGCTATTCACATCGTTTAGAGTGATATATGTATGCAACGAAGGGAGCGAAAGCCCTTTGAAATCAAGGAAAAACGGAGGTTTTACCCAATGAAAATCACATTCAATGTAACCGGTGCGGAGCGCAAAAGTCTGATAGGCGCAATCAGCCAAGAACTGAACGCCCAGACGAAATACCTCGGAGCCCCGACATTCGCCTACGAGGTCGGCGGCTACCATATCGACAAGGTCGGCACGGTAATCGGCTTGGACGATGAGGAGCTGGTAAGCAAACTCGCCGCCCAAGGCTTCACAGGCGTCACCCAGTACGACAACCTGCCCATACACGAGGACGATGTTATCGAAACTGACGGACTGGTCATAGAGGTTCCGCTCACGGGCTTCACGCCTGAAAAACTCGACAACCTCGCTAAACTGGTCAAGGCAAAAGAAGGCTTGCTTAAAGCCGCCCTCGGCGCGGAGGAATTACCAATACAGCAGACAGACGAGGACGGCGGCAAACTGCGGTTCCCGTGGTTCGACTTCGGCTACGCCGCCGCCTACGACTACGGCGACAAGGTCAAAGCCTACGCCACGCTGGTCGAAAAACTCTGCAAAGCGGCGAAAGAAAAGCACCGCGTCACCGCCAAGGAACATGACACGGGCGATAACCCCAAGTACGCAATGAGGTGCTGGCTCCTCTCCCTCGGCTTCATCGGCGACGAGTACAAGGTCAGCCGAAAGATTCTGCTCTCAAGGCTCGGCGGCAACGGCAGCTTCAAGGGTGGCAGCCGCCCGACCTACACTGCCCATTGCTACACCTACCCGAACGGCTCGGAGGAGGACGCGATGGACTGCGAGACCGAGGAATATACGAGCTTTTCCAAGGCGAAAACCCACTGCAACGCTTTCCTTGCCGACTGCGAAAGTGTGAAGTTTGCGGGCTGCCACGTCGAGGACGACAATGGCGCATACCTATATGAAATTCTGACAGACGGGACGGTGAACGAGCAATGAGCAACTTTCCGAGCAAAGCCGCCGCGGAGGCGCGGCGGGCAAGGTACACGCAGGGCGCGCGGATTGAACTGGTTTTGATGAGCGACCCCTATACCAGCCTCAAGGCGGGAGACCGAGGAACGGTCACCTTCACGGATGACACGGGTACGGTCTTTGCCGACTGGGACAACGGCTCCACCCTCGGCGCGGTCTACGGCGAGGACGAGATACGGCTTCTCTCTAAAGCCGAGGTCGTCAAGGAGCAATGCCGCAAGGTCGCCCAGACGGGCAGAACCAATATGTTCGACTCGAAGGCGGCGTTTGAAATAGCTATTGAAATGGGTTTTAACGAGTTGGCGGACTTCATTTTTATGAATACCAAAGCCTACTCGACGCTTATACTCACGGGCGAACTGAGTGACGCCGACATTATCGAACCGTAAGGAGGACGCGTAAATGTGGTCAGAAGGCATTATCGCCTGCCCGATGACGGGCGGCAAGTACAAATACTGGGTGAAGCACTTCGAGGAAGGCTCCCAGTTTGGGATTGACGGCGGCAAAATTTCTAAGCTGACAATCCGCAAGGTTGACAGCACCCGCGACCTCTGCAACTACGACAGGGGCTGGGATGTTAAACCAATCGAGGAAGTGAAAGCGGTCTACGCAATTATCCTCAGCAAATACAACTAAGGCTTAACTTCGAATACAGCCGAGGACACCCCGATAACGGGGCTGTCTCTCGTACAGATAGATTTCAAGGCTTCCGAGCGGAGGTCTTTTTTATTGCGATTTTTCGAGAAGGAGGCTCGCTGATGAACGATTACAAATACACGCCGACACCGTTGATGTTGCCTACCAGTCATTATGATAAGCGGCGAGCGGACTTCGCTGTGGGTTTCATATCAATGCTCAAGCATACCACGGGCGAGTGGTTCGGGAAGCCATTCCGCCTGATGCCTTGGCAAGAACAGATAGTCCGTGACATCTTCGGCATTGTCGATAATGACGGCAATAGGCAGTTTCGAACCGCCTACGTTGAGATTGGCAAGAAGAACGGCAAGAGCGAGTTGGCGGCGGCAATCGCCCTCTACCTCCTGTTTGCCGATGGTGAAGCCGGAGCCGAGGTCTACTCCTGTGCGGCGGATATAAACCAAGCGTCCATCGTGTTCAACACAGCAAAGGCGATGGTGGAGCAGAACAAAGACCTCGCCGCGCTGTCGAAGCTGATACCCAGCACCAAGCGCATCACGTTCCCGCACATGAACAGCACCTACCGTGTGCTGTCGTCAGAAACCAAGTCTAAACAGGGCTTCAACGTGTCGGGGCTGATTTTCGACGAGTTGTTCGCACAGCAAACCCGCGAGCTATTCGATACGATGACCAAGTTCACGGGCGACGCCAGACGCCAGCCCCTCTACTTCCTCATCACCACGGCTGGCAGGGACAAAACGTCCATCTGCTACGAGATTCATTGCAAGGCGAAAGCCGTGATGGACGGCTCTAAGATTGACCCGTCCTTTTACCCCGCCGTGTTCGGCATCGAGGAAGGCGATGACTGGGAGGATGAGAAAGTCTGGCGGCGCGTCAATCCGAGCATTGGCGTGACGATTCCATATGAAACCGTGCAGGCCGCTTATGAACAGGCAAAGCAGAACCCCGCCGAGGAGATGCATTTTCGTCAGTTCCGTTTGAACGAGTGGTGCAATGCCGACATTCGCTGGATGCCTATGGACAAATGGGACGTGCTTGGCGAGGAAATCGACTGGGAGGATTACGAGGGGCGCGACTGTTACTGCGGTCTTGACCTCTCTTCCACAGGCGACCTGACGGCTCTGGTCTTGATGTTCCCGCCGACAGCGGGTGATACCAAATACACGGTGATGCCATTCTACTGGCTGCCGGAGGACGTTATCGACCTTCGTACCCGCCGCGACCACGTCCCGTATGAGGTGTGGAAGAAGATGGGCGTGTTCAATACGACCGAAGGCAATGTCGTGGACTATGACTACATCGTGGCATTCATCGGCAAGCTGTCCGAGCGGTTCAAGATTCGGGAGATTGCCTACGATCGCTACGGCGCAGAGAAGATACGCCGCGACCTTGAGGAGTTAGGTGCAGAACACGGCTTTGAAGTCGTACCCTTCGGACAGGGCTTTATTTCAATGTCGCCGCCCAGCAAGGACTTCTACCAGTTTGTGATGGAGGGCAAAATCCGCCACGGGCGGCATCCCGTCCTCGACTGGAATATGTCCAACGTCATCATCGACCAAGACGCGGCGGGCAACATCAAGCCCAACAAAAAGAAGTCCACGGAGAAAATCGACGGCGTGGTGGCAATGATTATGGGCTTTGCCCGCGCCACGCTTGGCGGTGGGGTACCGACCGAGAGCGTGTATGACACGCGTGGGCTTCTATTCATTTGACGGGAGGTGAACTATAGATGGGATTATTCAACAGACTGTTTCGACCGCATAGCCGCGATAAACCGCGAAACTCTGTCGGCGGCGGGTGGTCGTTCCTCTTCGGCGGCACAACAAGCGGCACGGCGGTGAACGAGCGGACGGCGATGCAGACCTCTGCGGTTTACGCCTGTGTGCGGATACTGTCGGAGTCGATTGCGGGCTTGCCGCTCCACGTCTACCGCTACAACCGCGACGGCGGCAAGGAGCGGTCGCTTGACCACCCTTTGCAAAAACTTCTCCACGACGAGCCGAACCGCGAGATGACCTCGTTCGTGTTCCGAGAGACGCTGATGGCGCACCTGCTCCTTTGGGGCAACGCTTACGCGCAAATTATCAGGGACGGCAGGGGCTATCCGGTTGCGCTCTACCCAATGCTGCCCGACCGAATGTCGGTAGACCGCGACCCGCAAGGCGAACTGGTCTACACCTACCAGAGCGACAAAGGGCAAGTCAAGCTGCGGAAAGAAAGCGTCCTGCATATTCCCGGCTTAGGCTTTGACGGCTTAATCGGGTACAGCCCGATTGCGATGGCAAAGAACGCCGTCGGGCTTGCCCTTGCCACCGAAGATTATGGCGCGGCTTTTTTCGCCAACGGCGCGAACCCCGGCGGCGTGTTGGAACACCCCGGCGTAATCAAGCCAGAGCAGGCCGACAGGCTTCGGGAAAGCTGGCAGTCGCAGTTCGGCGGCGCAAACGCCCACAAGGTGGCTGTTTTGGAGGAAGGCTTAAAGTTCCACCAGATGTCCATACCGCCCGAACAAGCCCAATTCCTCGAAACACGGAAGTTTCAGATAAACGAGATTGCGAGGATATTCCGCGTGCCGCCCCATATGGTCGGCGACCTCGACAAGAGCAGTTTCAGCAACATCGAACAGCAGTCTTTGGAGTTTGTGAAGTATACCCTCGACCCGTGGGTGGTCAGGTGGGAGCAGTCGTTACAGCAAGCCCTCATCCTGCCATCCGAAAAGGCGGCGGTGTTCATCAAGTTCAACTTGGACGGTCTGCTTCGTGGCGATTACCAAAGCCGTATGCAGGGCTACTCAGTGGGCATACAAAACGGTTTCTACTCGGTCAACGACGTGCGCGGTTTGGAAGACCTGAACCTGCTGCCCGACAGTGAGGGCGGGAACATCCACGTCCTGAACGGCAATATGGTCAAACTCGCCGACGTGGGCGCGGCATACAAATCAAACGTTACGGAGGACACATCGTGAAAACAAAAAGCAAAAAATTCTGGGACTGGGCGCGCGACGAGACCACCGGCGGGCGCGTCCTCTACTTCGACGGGGAAATCTCGGAGGAGACTTGGTGGGGCGACGAGGTCACGCCTAAGCTGTTCCGCGACGAACTGTTCAAAGACGCGGGTGACATCACCATCTGGCTCAACAGTCCGGGCGGCGACTGCGTGGCGGCAAGCCAAATCTACGCAATGCTGATGGACTACCCGCACAGCGTCACGATCAAAATCGACGGCATCGCCGCGAGCGCGGCAAGCGTAATCGCTATGGCGGGAACGAAAGTGCTAATGGCTCCGACGGCGCTAATGATGGTGCATAACCCGCTGACAATCGCTATCGGCGACAGCGAGGAAATGCGGAAAGCCATCGATATGCTCGCCGAGGTGAAGGAGTCCATCATCAACGCCTACCAAATCAAGACAAGCCAGAGCCGCGCCAAAATCAGTCACTGGATGGACGCGGAGACTTGGATGAACGCGAACAAGGCGATTGAACTTGGCTTCGCGGACGGCGTCTTGGAGGACGAGAAACGCAAGACCACGGAGGACGTGACGTTCGCGTTTTCAAGGCGGGCGGTCACCAACTCCCTGCTCGGCAAGGTAATGCCGAAGGTGACACCCAAGCAAGCCCCGCATCCCATACCCGAAACGCCGAAAGGCGTGGACGCTGAGTCGCTCAAACAGCGGCTCAACCTGATTATCCACTAATTTTATGGAGGTAAAGACAATGAGTACAATCCTTGAACTGCGCGAGAAGCGCAACAAAATCTGGAACACCGCCAAGGAGTTCCTCGACCACAAGCGCGGCGCGGACGGTAAGGTGCCGCCTGAAGCCGCCGCCGAGTACGACAAGATGGAAGCCGATATGGTCGCCCTCGGCAAGGAAATCGAGCGTCTGGAGCGTCAGGCTGCCTACGACCTCGAAATGGCGAAACCTACGAGCAACCCTATCACGAACACCCCGACCAAGCCCGCCGAGGCCAAGACCGGCAGGGCTTCCGACGAGTACAAAGCCGACTTTGCCCGCGCCCTGCGCGGCAAGCCGCTCCTGCACAACGTGATGAGCGAGGGCGTAGACGCGGACGGCGGCTACCTCGTGCCGGTGGAGTTCGAACGCCAGATTATCACTGGTTTGGAGGAAGCGAACATCATCCGCACCCTCGCCAAGACCATCAGCACCTCGGCGGAGCGCAAAATCCCCGTGGCGGCTACGCACTCGACCGCCCAGTGGACTGCGGAGAACGGCGCGTACACCGAGAGCAACCCGACCTTCGACCAGAAAACCATCGACGCATTCAAGCTGACCGACCTCGTAAAGGTTTCCATCGAACTGCTCCAAGACAGTATGTTCGACCTCGAAACCTACATCGCGGGCGAGTTCGCAAGGGCGTTCGGCGTGGCCGAGGAGGAAGCCTTCTGTGTCGGCACCGGCACGGGTCAGCCTACGGGCATCTTCACCGCCAATGGCGGCACGGTCGGCGTGACGGCGGGTTCGGCTTCGGCAATCACCGTCGACAACCTCATCGACCTCATCTACGCCTTGAAGTCTCCGTACCGTAGGAACGCGGCGTTCCTAATGAAGGACGTTACGGTGTCCGCGCTCCGCAAACTGAAAGACAGCAACGGCGCCTATTTGTGGCAGCCCTCCGTACAGGCGGGTCAACCCGACCGCTTGCTCGGCTACCCGATTTACACCTCGCCCTATGTACCCGCTGTGGCGGCTTCGGCTCTGCCGATTGCCTTCGGCGACTTCTCCAACTACTGGATTGCCGACCGTATGGGCAGGACGGTACAGCGCCTGAACGAACTCTACGCCGGAAACGGTCAGGTCGGCTTTATCGCCACCGAGCGCTTGGACGGCAGGGTCATTCTCAGCGAGGGCATTCAGCTTCTCGCTATGGCCGCATCGTAAGAATGGAGGTGAGCGGCGATGACACCAACGGAACTGTTACAACCCGTCAAGGATAACCTTATCCTGACCCACGACCAAGACGACGCTCTGCTCTTGCGGCTCATCACCGCCGCCGTGAACTACGCCGAAAGCTATCAGCACGTTGAAGCCGGATACTACGGCGAGAACGATATGCCGCCCACCACCGAGCAAGCGGTGATTATGCTCGTATCCAACTGGTACGAGTCCCGCGACGGCTCGACGGGCGGCTTTTTCGCGGACAGCGTCCAAGCGGGGCGGCAGGTCTGGGATACGGTCAATACGCTGCTACGCTTGGATAGGCTCTGGGGGGTGTGAGGATGGCATTCGGCAAAATGAACACCTTCATAGACATCATCACCACTGCCCCGGTCAAGGACGCGGAGGGCTTCGTGACCACAGGCGACACAGTGCTTGCTTCCGTTCGGGCATACAAAGAGGACAAACACGGCTCGGAGCGGTGGGCGAATATGGTGGCGTTTTCTGAAGCGTCCGCCCTGTTCCGCTTCCGTAAACTGCCCGACCTGACCGTGGATACCACCCTCGTCATCACCTGTGACACGGGCAGATACCGCATTATATCCGCAGAAGATGTCCGAGGTCGCGGGATGTACGTCGAGTGCTTGTGCGAGAAACTCGAAGGGAGCGTGAAGTGATGGCAAAGGTTGAACTGAAACTCCCGACCGACTTCGAGGAGCGGCTTTCACGCCTTGCCAACAAGACCGACGAGATTATACCCAAGGTTCTGGAAGCGGGCGGCGAGGTCGTTCTTGCCAAGGTAAAAGGCAACCTCTCGTCCGTGGTCGGATGCGGCACAAAGGAAGATAGCCGATCCACAGGCGAATTGGAACGCTCCCTCGGTCTATCGCCCGCCAAGCAAAAGCGGGACGGCTCCGGCTGGGACATCAAGGTCGGCTTCAAAGAACCAAGGAGCGACGGCGGCAGCAACGCCAAAATCGCCAACATCCTCGAATATGGTCGGCACGGGCAGACCCCGAAGCCCTTCTTGAAGCCCGCCAAGTCGTCAAGCAAGAACGCGGTGGTCGCGGCGATGAAGGTGAAGTTTGAAAGCGAGGTGGACGGCGTATGAGCATTTTACAGGAACTGAATACGCTCTTATCGCCCGTCCTCCCCGTAGAGACGGGCGTTTTCAGCGGCGTACCGCCCGACGAGTACATCGTGTTGACGCCGATGACGGACGAGTTTGTCCTGTTCGGCGATAACGCGCCGCTGGTGGACGTGTCCGAGGTGCGGATTTCGCTGTTTTCCAAGGGCAATTATCTGCAACGGAAAAAGCAGATAACCGCCGCACTTCTTGGTGCGGACTTCACCATAACCGACCGCCGCTATGTCGGACACGAGGACGATAGCGGCTACAACCATTATGCCATTGACGTGGCGAAAGAATATGAAACGGAGGATTTTTGATATGGCGACAATCGGACTTGACCGGCTCTATTACGCGCCGATAACCGAAGCCCCGACCACGGGCGTTGAGACCTACGGCACTCCCGTTATGCTGGCGAAAGCCATCTCTGCGGAACTGTCCGTGGAACTTGCGGAAGCCACGCTTTACGCGGACGACGGTGCCGCCGAGGTGGTCAAAGAATTCAAGAACGGCAAGCTGACGCTCGGCGTGGACGGCATCGGGCGCAGCGTCGCGGCGGCTCTCACAGGCTCGACCGTGGACGAGAACGGCGTTTTAATCTCGGCTTCCGAGGACGGTGGCGCGCCCGTGGCTATCGGCTTCAGGGCAAAGAAGTCTAACGGGCATTACCGCTACTTCTGGCTATACCGCGTGAAATTCGGCGTTCCCAGCACTAACCTTGCGACCAAGGGCGACAGCATCACATTCAGCACACCCACGATTGAGGGGACGGTGCTTCGCCGCAACAAGACGGCGACGGGCAACGACAACCTGCACCCGTGGAAAGCGGAGGTTGACGAGGACGACGCGGACATCGGCGCGAGCGTTATCAGCGGTTGGTACACCGCCGTCTACGAGCCGACATTCGCGGTGGCGTAAGGGGGGCTGACAGATGGATAACGAGAGAAGCGCGAAAATCATCATCGGCGGCTCGGAGTATGAACTGGTCTTAACCACTCGCGCCACCAAGGAAATCGCCCGTCGCTATGGCGGGCTTGAAAACCTCGGAGAGAAACTGCTCAAAGCGGAGAACTTTGAACTCGCCCTCGATGAGATTATCTGGCTCATCACGCTGTTGGCGAACCAGAGCATCCTCATCCACAACCTGAAGCATAAGGACAAACCGCAGGAGCAGTTGACCGAGGAAGAGGTGGAACTGCTGACCTCGCCCTTGGAGTTGGCGACCTACAAGGCGGCGATTACCGAGGCAATGTTCAAGGGGACTGCCCGCAACATCGAGAGCGAGACAGACCCAAAAAACGCGGAGGTCGGGTAAGCGACGACGAGTTGTTTACCCGACTGCTCTATTACGGCACGGTTCACCTGAACCGCTCCGAAGAGGAAACGTGGCTCACGCCCATCGGCTTGCTGATGGACTTGTGGGAATGCCACAGACAGTACCTCGGCTTGGCGAAGCCGAAAAGAGAAATGTTCATCGATGAGATTATCCCTGACGGGCTTGTATAGGAAGGAGGTGCCGCGCTTATGGCTGATAATTTCGGGCTGAAGATAGGCTTGGAAGGCGAGAAGGAATTCAAGAACGCCCTGCGCGACATCAACCAGTCCTTTAAGGTGCTTGGGAGCGAGATGAAACTTGTCGCTTCCGAGTTCGACAAAAACGACAAGAGCATACAGGCGGTCGCCGCCCGACACGAGGTGCTGAATAAGGCAATCGACGCGCAGAAGGAGAAAATCTCCACCCTCGAAGCCGCCCTCAAGAATGCCGCCGAGAGTTTCGGCGAAAACGACAAGAGGACGCAGAACTGGGCTATCCAGCTTAACAACGCCAAAGCTGAACTCAACGGTATGGAGCGTGAGTTGGAGGAATCCGCCGATGAGACTGACAAATTGGGCGACGAACTCAAGGAAACGGGCGATGAAGCGGAAAAGTCCGGCTCCAAGTTTGAGAAGCTGGGCGGCGTCCTGAAAGGCATCGGCACGGCGATGGGCGCGGTGGCCGTCGCCGCCGGTGCCGCCGCAATCAAACTCGGCAAAGAGGTCGTGCATCAGTTCGGCGAACTGGAGCAGAACCTCGGCGGCTCGGAAGCCGTGTTCGGCGAGTATGCCGCTTCCATTCAAAAGACCGGCGAGGAAGCGTATAAGAACCTCGGAGTGAGCCAGTCTGAGTACCTTGCGACGGCAAACAAAATGGGGGCCCTCTTCCAAGGCTCAGGCGTGGAACAGCGCAAGTCGCTTGAACTGACCGAAAAGGCGATGCAACGCGCCGCTGACATGGCGAGCGTTATGGGCATAGATATGCAGACCGCCCTCGACAGCGTAGCCGGAGCCGCCAAGGGCAACTTCACGATGATGGACAATCTTGGCGTGGCGATGAACGCAACAAGCATCGAAGCGTATGCCGCCGCCAAGGGGCTGGACTTCGTATGGGCTTCCGCGACGCAAGCCGAAAAAGCCGAAGTCGCAATGCAGATGTTCTTTGAGAACACGGAGCAGTACGCGGGCAACTTCGCGAGGGAGTCCACACAGACAATTTCAGGCTCTATAGGTCTTTTACAAGCCGCCCTCGGCTCGTTCACGGCGGGGCTTGGCAACGCCAACGCCGATATGACGAACCTGACGCAGAACCTCGTGGACGCTTTCCAAGCCGTGGTGCAGAACATCGTGCCTGTCTTGGAGAATATCGTCGCGGCTCTACCGACGGCTACAGGCGCAATCCTTACGGCGGTTGGTGACCTATTGCCAATACTGCTCGAAACCGTAACGGAGTTGTTCAGTCAGGTGCTGACCACGATTTTGAACCTGCTGCCCGAACTGATACCCGCCGCCGTGGACGCGGTGATGACCATCGTCGGCGCGCTGATTGACAACCTCCCGCTCTTAATCGACGCGGCGGTGCAGTTGGTGACCGCTTTGGTGGAGGGTATCGGCTCGGCTCTGCCTGAACTGATACCGGCGGCGGTCAATACCATAACCACTATCGTCCAAGGCTTGGTGGACAACCTCCCTATGCTGCTTGACGCTGCGTTGCAGTTAATCCTCGGCTTGGCGCAGGGTCTGCTTGACGCTCTGCCCCAGTTGATAGCCGCTCTGCCCGCCATCATCACGGGAATAGTGGACTTCATTATCGGGGCGATTCCGCAGATTATAGACGCGGGGATTCAGCTTTTGGTGTCTCTCGTACAGGCTCTGCCCGAAATCATCGTGGCGATAGTCGCGGCAATCCCTCAAATCATTGAGGGGCTGATTACGGCTATCCTTGGCTCGATACCGCAGTTGGTACAGGCGGGCATCGACCTACTGGTGGCGCTCATACAGAACTTGCCGCTCATTATTACGACCATCGTGGCGGCGATACCGCAGATTATAACGTCGCTTGTTTCGGCGATTATCGGCTCAATCCCGCAACTTATCCAAGCGGGCATACAGCTTCTGGTGTCGCTGATTAAGAACCTGCCGACCATCATTGTGGAAATCGTGAAAGCCGTGCCACAAATCATCGCGGCTCTGGTCAAGGGCTTCACGGGGTCAATCGGGCAGATTGTGCAGGTCGGCGGCAACCTCATCAAGGGCTTGTGGCAGGGCATTTCCGACGCGGGCGCGTGGCTCTGGAATAAGATATCCGGCTTCTTCGGCGGCGTTGTGGACAAAATCAAGAACTTCTTCGGCATCCACTCGCCCTCTACGCTCTTCGCGGGGCTTGGCGACAATATGGCGGAGGGCTTAGGTCAAGGCTTTGAAAAGACGATGGCGCAGGTCGGCGAGGATATGCAGAACGCTATACCGACCGACTTCGACGCGCCGGGCGTGAACATCAACGCCGCCGTAAATGGTGCTACGGGTGTTGGCGGTCTTGGCGGTTCGCTGATTACGATACAGCAGATGTTTGTGCGTTCGGAGGACGATATCCGCAGGATTTCACAGGAACTGTATAACCTGATGCAAACCGGCTCAAGGGCGCAAGGCCGATTCAGCCCGGCATAGGAGGTGTGAGCGTGGGCTTTATCTATAACGGGATTACGTCCCAATCAATGAATATCAAGGCACGGCTCACCAACTGGACTGCCGTGCCATCACTCAGATACTCCTTTGTGCAGATACCCGGCAAGGCGGCAGATACCCGGCAAGGCGGGTGTTGCCGATTTCGGCAGCGATGGTGCGGAGCGCACGATTACAGTCAAGTGCAATGTGTACCCACAACTCCAATTCTCAAGCCTTGTGTCGGTTTTGGACGAGGTCGTCGAGTGGCTTAACCCCGACAACGGTCTGAAACAGCTTGTGCTGGATGATGTCCCAGACCGCTACTTCACGGCGCGATTGCAAGACGCCGTGGACTGTGAGCGACTTATTCTTGCGGCGGGCACGTTTGAATTGAAATTTGTCTGCCCCGACCCATACGGCTATGCCCTGACGGACGAGACCTTCGATATAACCGCAACGGGCGATTGGACCATAACGCGCACAAAGGGCAACACCGACTCACTCCCCGTCTACCACCTGAAAGCGGTCATTCCGGCGGGGAGCGGCACTTATGTGTCGCTTATTACCAACAACGAGGAACTGCGCGTGGTCGGCGCGCTCAACGATGGCGAAACGCTTGTCATCGACAGCGGTCTTGTGACCGCCAAGGTGGTGGATGACACGGGCGAAACTCTCCGAAACGGTCTGCCGCTGTTGCAGGAGTTGAACTTTCCTGTTTTACGGAAAGGCGCAAACACAATCACGGTGGCCGCCTTGGGCGCGACATTTACGGAACTACAGATTCAGGCGAAAAGCCGCTGGAGGTGAGCGAGAATGGCTGTTAAATCAATATTGACCACACAAACGGACTTCACGGGCGAATTCCCCGTGAGTGAAAACACGCTCGCCCTTTGGCGGTTCAACGAGACCGCGCCGGACAGCGACACCAAACTCGCCGATGCGAGCGGTCACAACAGGCGGTTTCTCATATCGGGGTGGTCTGGCACGACGGCATCGCTCCCAAACGGTCGCTATGGGCACTATTTCAAAATGAACATCAACAACCCGACCTCGGAGAAAACCTATCTTCAAGCCGTCAACGACAGCAACTTTTTTACCACGCTTGGGGACAAAATCGCCGTGGGCGGTTGGATTAACCCGACCACATACTCCGTCGGCTCGACCTACATCCCGCTGTTCAACACGAGGCAGGGACCCGGCCAGCCACTTTTGTATCTGTCGCTTTATCAGGGCAGACCGAGGATGATGCTCTACAACTCGTCAGGTACGCTCATCCTCGACCAGACTGAAACGCCGAGTTTCAATATGGTCAACAACGGCTGGTACTTCATCGCGGCGATTATAGGGGTTACCGCCAAGACCTCGCAGTATGTTCTCTGTGACAGGAGTAACGGTGCGGTCTGGATTGCGCCGATTCGGACGTTCACGGGCGACCTGAACGCTTCCTGCACAGCCGACATCATAATGGGAATGCACGCGAACCAGTATTATTACGCGGGCGGTTTCGACGACTGGTTCATCGAGACCGAGAGCCAACTCACCATCGACGATTTAGTGCGGTATTTCCGGCAGTCTCAGCTTGCCAACGGCGGCGACACATCGGGCGCGGTGGACGGTATCACAATCCCCGACGCAGTGACGCTCCGCAAGGCAAGCGATAACACCTATCCGACAAGCGGGCAGTTGACCACAATCGCGGCGGCGTGTTCCCTTGCAGGGAGCGGTCGTGTGTCGGTCGGTTCGGAGTACACGGCAGGCGTTACCTCGATTTCGCTTGTGGAGACCGCCACATCGGACGATTTGCAGGACTGGTCGGCTTGGCAGTCGGTCGGCTCAAGCGGAGAACTTGCTTCCCCGAACCGCGCCTACATTAAATATAGGGTAACGCTTGCTACCACGGATACTTCCGTCACGCCGAAGCTGCTCGACATTACGCTCCACGACATCCCGAAAGCCCCGTATGAGAAGCTGGGCTTCGCAAGACCAGTGGTCTTGGACAGTGACGGCGCGTGGGAGGCTGTTTTGGAGAACGCCTACGACATCATCGTCACTGGCGAGGTCAACGGCGCGGACACATTGGAATTCAAGCTGCCGTACTCTGACCCCAAGCGGGCGAACCTCGACAACGAGAAGCAAGTCCAGATTGCTGGGGAGATTTATCGCATAAGGACTCTCACCGACGAGAAAGGCTCGGACGGCAGCGGTATCCTGACCACGGTCTACGCGGAGGCGGCTTTCTACGACCTGACGTTCAGCGCTGAGAAAGACCCGACCGAATTCAACGCCGCGCTCGCCAACGAAGCGATGGTGTATGCCCTTGACGGCACAGGCTGGGAAATAGGCACGGTGAACGTCACGACTTTGCGGACATGGGACTGTCAAGAGAAGAATGCCCTCGCAATCCTGCGGATGGTTCAGCAAATCCACGGCGGAGACCTTGTTTTCCGAAGCCGTGACAGGCTTGTTGACCTGCTCACATTCAGCGGCACGGACAGCGGCGCGCTTTTCGCTTACCGCAAGAACCTGACGGGCATTAAGCGTGTGGTGGATACACGCTCGCTCGTGACGAGACTCTATGCCATCGGCAAGGACGGTATGACTTTCGCCGCTATCAACAACGGCAAAGAGTATGTGGAGGACTTCACCTATTCAAGTGAAGTGCGGGTTTCAACGCTCGACTGCTCATCATTCACGAACCCTTATCAGATGTTGGAGTTTGCCAATATGCGGCTCGCGGAGTACGCAAAGCCGAGGGTGTCCTATGTCCTCTCGGCGATGGACTTGTCCGTCCTGACGGGCTACGAACACGAGCAGTGGGACTTGGGCGATATCGTGACGGTGGACGACCGCGACCTTGACCTGACAATCAAAACCCGTGTCATTCGCCGCGAGTACAACCTCCAAGAACCGTGGAAGACGGTGCTGGAATTATCAACCAAACTCCGCGAGTTGGGCGATTCGTCGTCCTCGGCGATTGCCGACCAGCTTGACCAGTCGAACCTCATCGGGCAGGAAATCAAGGATATGGTGCCGTTTAACCATCTTCGGAACTCCCGCGCCGACGACGGCTTCGCCTACTGGCAGAACAGCGGCTTTGAGGTGGATACGGAAAACGGCGTCACGGGAACAGCCTCATTCAAGGCGGTCGGTGTGTCCGGCTCCACCAAGAGTATGGCGCAGACCGTAACTCCCGCTTCACGCCGAAGCTACACCATCTCAGCGCAAATCGGCTCGGACAATCTGCAAAAAGGCGCCAACGGTCAGGTCGGCATTGAGTTGGTATTCGAGTACGAGGATGGAACCACGGAAACGCGGTTCATCGACTTGTTTTAGGATGGTGCGACTATGGCTGTTTTTCAGATTGTGGCACGTAACGCTTCGCCGAAAGGCTACGGCAGGATTGCCACCATAACCGTGCGGCTCGTTATGCAGGACTGCACGGGCGAGGTGTGGTTTACCGACCTTATGTTACAGGCGGGGTCTGTCGCTACGGGCTGGGTTGGGAACGTCGCGGAAATCCAGTGGACGGAGGACGGATAGCCTATGGTAATCAATAACTTTCTCCGCTTCGCCGAGGTTATAAAACTCAAAGAGGATAAGCGCGTGGTGTCCGTGACCGTCCAACCTACGATTACCGACTGCACAGGCTCTGTGTACTTCACCGACATTCAGCTTCAGGAGGGCGACAAGCTGACAGGCTACACGCCGCATACGACTACAATGCTCGTGAACTCCGGCAACGCTCCGCGCTACCAAAACGGCGTGGTCAGAGGCGGCGAAACGGTCGTGCTGTTCAACACGGGCGGCACGTCGGCGGGGCTTGACGTGTATATCTACCCCAAACAGGCAATGGCGGCAGGCAGCATTGAGGTCTCGCAGGGTATGGGTTCGCACAAGTGCAAGTTCACGGCGGCGGCAAACGCCGGTGATGAGTTTGCTCTGAAAGCCACAACAAGAGAAAGCCTGCGAAATGGCTCTGCTACTCCGAAAAAGGGCTTTTTTCAGTACACCGCCGCTTATGACAGCAAACATCAGATACAGCTTGAAACAAAGAAGTCGGCGCGGGTGTATCTGGAATACACGGAAATGAACGAGAGCGAGGTGCTGCAATGAGCCGAGACTACCTGAAAGGCAAGCGGAATATGGTCTGGACGTTTATGGGCAACTCCCGTATGTACCAAGCCCTGAACGACTACGGCGACAGGCTCGACACCGTGGGCATCTTTACTTTTGCCATTGCCGCCGACGGCACGATTTCCGAAACGGGCGTCACGGTTTCAAGCCTATCCCCATACCGCACCAAGTGGCCGCACATTAAGTGGCTGCTGACCTGTATGAACAACGGCACGGCTTCAATCTTTGACGCGCTGCGGAATAACTCGAACGGCGCGAGGGACACGTTCCTTTCGGAGTTGGTACGGATTATGACCAAGTACCCGTGGTGCGCGGGCGTGGATATCGACTTGGAGCGCGGCGGCGGGTACGAGAATAAGGACGCGGCAAACAATCTGTTCTCGCTCATTTACTCGACGGTCAAGAATTACGAAGCCACGAAGATGGTAAACATCTGCCTGCCGGGTATGACTGGCGTGGAAGGCTCTGTCGGGGGTGAGAATTGGTGCGTTTACGCAGACCTGAACGCCTACTGCGACACGGCGGCGATTATGTCCTACGGCATGGCATGGGCGGGCAGTGCGCCGGGTCCCGTATCGCCGAGGGATTGGCTTGTGGGCGTTTACGACTACGCATTGCAAGCGATGAATCCACAAAAGGTTTTTATGGGCTTGCCCGGCTACGGTTGGGAGTGGCAGATTTACGCCTTGCCCGCCGACATCGGCAAAACCTATCGCGGCGTGTCGCTCACATATTATGCCGCCAAGATTTGGGCGGAGGGCGGCTACAATTTTACAGATAACGCGCCGCCGGAGCCGATGATACCGTGGCTTGCCTACTGGGACGACTACGACAAAGTGCCGTACATGTTCCCCGAAGTCTACGACTACTCCGAGGGCGGCGACGCCGCGACAAGGGAGTCTCCTATCACGGGCGACACATACAACCGCCGCAGATACCTGACCTGCTACGGCAAGACGCAGAAGTCCTGTTTCGGCACAATCTACGTTGACCGCGACGGTGAGCCGGACGACTACACTGACGGCATTGTGGTCGGCAACGGAACGATAACGCTTTCGGCGAGCGACGGCATGGCGGATTACAACTTCACGATTTCGCAATCCGGAGTTTACGATGTGGCGGTGAATTTGTGCTATCCGTTCTGGGACAAGAACGGCATAACGATTTCGCTTGACGGCTCGGCTGTCACTTTCGGCGAAAGCCGCCTGTGGTGGCCGTATTGGAGGAAGACGGCCTGGGCTTCGCTTGCTTCAAGCGTAAGCCTGTCGGCGGGAAGCCACACGCTGACGGTCGAGGGCGGCGTACCGGGGACGCAGTTTTACGGCTTTCGCGTCTGCTCGGCATTCAGCGAACAGCCTTCGGCGGGTTCGGCGACCTTCGCCCTCTCGCCGCGCAGTTTCAAGGACGTGGACGGCAATATGGCTGTGCCTGACAAAGGCTTCAAGCTAACCACGGAAATCCTGCGACGAAAGCCGGACTCGGCTCTGGCGTGGTACGAGGATTTCCGAGACCCCATCACGCTCCAAAGCACCTACTGGACGACGCTTTCAGGCAGTTGGGCGGTGTGGCGGTCGGAGGAGTATTCCTCGGAGCGCGTCTACTCACAGCTTGAGGGCAGCGGGCAGTTGGCGTGGAATTACAGCGGATTCAACGATGTTCACGTCAGGGTAAGGATAGCGTTCCCACAGAGCGGCAGCGGACGGGCGGGAGTGTTTCTTGGCAACATCTTCTGTTGCATCAACATCGACAACCAGTGCGTGGAACTCTACCAAGGCAGTACACTCCTTGGCAGTTGGCAAGGGTCATACAGCAAAACGCCGAACGCCGACATCCGTACAAACCCGAATATGTACCTTGTGGAAATGCGGAAGCGCGGCAACAACGTGCGCGTCTACTCCGGCAGCACGAACACCCTCCGATTCACGGCGACGGTATCGGCGACGAACGGCTACTGCGGTATCCAGTCCGACGGGCAAATCAAGTGCGAACTGCTTCGGCTCGGCGACGCTTGGACTTACGAGCCGTATGAAGCGTTCGATGTGACAATGCCGGACGGCACGACCACAAGCTACGGCAGGATAAGCCGCACAGGGGTATCTTGGGACAGCGAGTTTGAGGTTTTCACGCTCCAGAGTGACGTAGAGGAACCGTCCACCCGCACGGAGGACATCTCGATGGACTACGACTTCGTGCATTCGGCTCTGCTCGCCATCCCTTGCAACGCCGATTACACGGCGGCGTTCACGCCACGGGACATCAACGTCTGGTGTTCGCGGCTGTTCCTCGGCGACGCCGACGGCTTCGGCATTGTCTACTATCAAGACGTGGACTCCATCGTCTACTGGGCAAACGAGGCGGCGTATCGGTGGGGCTTGCGAGGGTTCGCGCTCTGGTCGCTCGGACAGGAAGATTTACGGCTCTGGCCGGCTCTCCCAAAACAGACATAGCGCAGCCGCCAACTTCACCACGGCAAACTGTGCTGAACTTGGCGGCTACGCAACTTTGACTCGGTATATGGCGCGCCTGAAATCCGTCGGGCGCGCTTTTTATACGCAAAAACAACGGAACGGAGGATTTAAGGAAATGAAAACTATCTGGTTATGGACGCAGACGGCGTTCGCGGGGGTCGGCGGTATCGTCGGCTGGTATCTCGGAGGTCTGGACGGCTTTCTCTACGCCCTTATCGCCTTTGTGGTGGTGGACTACCTCACGGGCATTCTGAGGGCAATCGTGGAGAAGAAGCTGTCCAGTCGAATCGGGGCGCAGGGAATCGCCAAGAAGGTCGCGCTGTTCCTTGTGGTCGGCATCGGTCATCTCATCGACACCTATCTGCTCGGTGGCACGGGCGCGCCGCTTAGAACGGCGGTCATCTTCTTCTACATCGCCAACGAGGGCGTGTCGCTCTTGGAGAACGCCACGGCGATTGGCTTGCCCGTGCCTGACAAACTCAAAGAAGTATTGGCGCAACTGCACGGAAAGGACGGAGGTGAATCGAAATGAATCTACACAAACTTATCTTTACCAACAACGCCTGCTACAAAGCGGGCAAGACCATCACGCCGAAAGGTATAATGGTACATTCGACCGGCGCCAACAACCCGAACCTGAAACGCTACGTGGGACCCGACGACGGGCTTCTGGGCAAGAACCAGTACGGCAATCATTGGAATCAGGACAAGCCGGACGGACGGCAAGTCTGCGTCCACGGCTTCATCGGGAAGCTGGCTGACGGCACGATTGCCACCTACCAAACGCTCCCGTGGAACCATAGGGGCTGGCATTGCGGCTCCGGCTCGAAGGGCAGCGGCAACGACACGCACATCAGTTTTGAGATATGCGAGGACGGGCTGACCGACTCCACATATTTCAACGCTGTGTACAAGGAAGCCGCCGAACTCTGCGCCTACCTCTGCCAGCAGTACGGGCTTAACGAAACCAACATCATCTGCCACAGCGAGGGCCACAAACTCGGCATCGCTTCCAACCACGGTGATGTGATGCACTGGTTTCCCAAGTTCGGCAAGTCGATGGATACGTTCCGAGCAGAGGTCAAGAAACTGCTCGCGGCAAGCGAGCCGCCCAAGCCCGAAACGCCGACCGAGCCGAAGAAGCTCTACCGCGTTCAGGTCGGGGCGTATTCGGTCAAAGCGAACGCAGACGCAATGCTCGCCAAGGTTAAGGCGGCAGGCTTCACTGACGCTTTCATCAAAACTGAATAGCGACTACGGATAATCCCTCGATACGGTTCATTGCCGCCTCGCGGAATTTTTCTGTTTTGTGGGGGTTCGAATCCAAGTGATTTTTCGGTTATAGGCAGGAGGTAACGCCTATGACCACATCACAGAAACATCGAATTGAATACTTGCGCGGCAAGGGCGACAGCTACGCCGTTATCGCCGACGTGCTCGGCATATCCGAGAACACCGTGAAGTCCTACTGCCGCCGGAACAACATCGGCGTAGCGATAAAGGCGGAGCAACCCGCCGCCACGGACGTTTGCGTCAACTGCGGCTGTCCGCTCACGCACACACCGGGGTCGAAGCATAAACGCTTCTGTACCGATAAGTGCCGTATGGCTTGGTGGAAGGCTCATCCCGAAGCCGTCAACCGCAAGGCGGTCTACCGCTTCATTTGCCCGACCTGCGGCACGGAATTTGAAGCCTATGGCAACGCACACCGCAAATACTGCTCGCGGGCTTGCTTCGGGGCGGCAAGGAGGGCTTCGCTATGAGCAAGGAAGAAGCAATTCTCCGCTACAAGGCGGCGATGGCGGTGTTCAAAAACTGGCTTGCCGAGGGCGTGATCTCGAATGACGACCTGCTGGCGATAGACACAACGCTCGCCCAGAAATACGGTTTATCTTCGTGCAGCATATTCCTCGAAAATGACTTGCTATGTAAGGAAAACAGAGTGATATATGGTACTGCGAAAGGAGGCCGTTATGGGCAGAAAGATAACTAAACTACCGCAGACAGTGCAGTTGCCGTCACGACAACGGGTCGCGGCCTATGCCCGCGTTTCCTGCGGAAAAGACGAAATGCTCCACTCGCTTGCCGCGCAGGTCAGCTTTTACTCTAACCTGATACAGGGCAAGCCCGAATGGGAGTATGTCGGCGTGTATGCCGACGAAGCAGAAACCGGCACAAAGGATTCAAGACCTGAATTTCAGCGGCTGATTGCCGACTGTCGGTCGGGGCGTATCGACCTCGTCCTCACAAAATCAATCAGCCGCTTTGCAAGGAACACGGTCACGCTGCTTGAGACCGTCAGGGAACTCAAAAACCTCGGTGTCGGCGTGTTTTTCGAAGAGCAGAACCTGCACTCGCTTTCGGGCGACGGGGAGTTGATGTTAACCATTCTTGCCTCGTATGCTCAGGAAGAGTCCCGCTCCGTCAGCGAAAACTGCAAGTGGCGTATCCGCAAGGACTTCAAGGAGGGCAAGCCGTCTAACAACATCCGCATTTACGGCTACGAGTACAAGGCGGGCAAGCTGACCGTCATTCCAGAGGAAGCAAAGGTCGTGCGTATGATATTCGCCGACTACTTATCGGGTCTTGGCAAGAACGCCATTATGAAGAAGCTGGTTCGGCTCGGCGTTCCGACGAAGTGTGGCGGTCGGTGGTCGGAAAGCACGGTGGGGTCAATCCTCACCAATGAAAAATTCATCGGCGATATGTGCCTCCAAAAAGGCTTCATCGCCGACCACATCACCAAGCATTGGAAACCGAATAACGGCGAATTGGCAAAATACTACGTCGAAGACAGCCACGAGGCGATTATCGACAAGGAGACTTTCGAGGCTGTTCAGGCTGAAATGGCGCGGCGGGCGGCAAAGGCGAATCACCCTCGAAAGCTGACATTCAGCGAGTTTTCGGGTGTCATCACCTGCGGTCGGTGCGGCGCGAAGTTCCGCAAGAAAGTGAACGCCATCGGCACAAAGTACGCCAAGGTGACGTGGGCTTGCGCGACATACACTTATCGTGGCAAACACGAGTGCGCCGCCAAGCGGATACCCGAAGACATCCTCAAAGAGAAGTGCGCCGAGGCTCTGGGGCTTGCGGAGTACGACCCAGCCGTGTTCACGGCAAGGGTCGCGGGGATAACCGTCCCAGATGACGGTGTTTTGGTGTTCACTTTCAAAGACGGCTCTGAGCGGACGGTCACTTGGGAAAATCGCTCCCGCCGCGAAAGCTGGACGGACGAGATGAAGCAAGCCGCCCGTGAGCGGACGATGGGAGGTGCGGACAATGGCTAATGTACGGGTAATTCCCGCCACCGCTCCTGTCCTCTCGGCTCAGGAACGAAACTCAATGGTCAAGCGGCGCGTGGCGTTCTACGCAAGGGTCAGCACCGACTCCTCGGAGCAGAAGACCTCCTACGACGCCCAAGTGGACTACTACACGAAATTCATCCAGAGCCACCCCGACTGGGAGTTTATTTGCGGGTACACGGACGAGGGCATTTCGGCGGTCAACACCAAGCGGCGCGAGGGTTTCAAGCAGATGGTCGCCGACGGCTTGGCGGGCAAGTTTGACTTGCTCGTTACGAAGTCGGTCAGTCGCTTCGCTCGAAACACCGTGGACAGCCTGACCACCGTCCGCAAGCTGAAAGAGGTCGGTTGCGAAATCTGGTTCGAGGAACAGAACATATACACGCTGGATTCCAAGGGCGAACTCTTAATCACGATTATGTCCTCATTGGCGCAGGAGGAGAGCCGCTCCATTTCGGAGAACGTAACTTGGGGTCAACGCAAGCGTATGGCTGACGGCAAGGTCAGCCTGCCTTACGCACAGTTCCTTGGCTATGAAAAAGGCGAGGACGGCTTTCCGAAGATAGTCCCCGCCGAAGCCGAGATTGTGCGGCTCATCTTCCGGCTGTATATGGAGGGCAAAACATTCTCGGCAATCGCCAAGTACCTTGAACGGCACGGCATTCCGTCGCCGGCCGGCAAGAAAACGTGGCAGACTGGCGTGGTGCAGTCCATCCTGACCAACGAAAAATATAAAGGTCACGCCCTGCTCCAAAAGAGCTTCTGCACCGACTTCCTGACCAAGAAGATGGTCAAGAACACGGGTCAGGTTCAGCAATACTACGTCGAGGATAGCCACCCAGCCATCATCGAGCCTGACGAGTTTGACGCGGTTCAGCTTGAAATAGAGCGCCGGAAATCCCTCGGTCGCCCGACAAGCTGCACGAGCATATTCGCGGCAAGGCTTGTGTGCGCCGACTGCGGAGGTCATTTCGGCAAAAAAGTGTGGGGAAGCTATAAAGGCGATAAGACCTACCGCAAAGAGGTCTGGCAATGCAACGACAAATACAAACGGCTCGGCAAGCCCGGCAAGGGCTGTCGGACGCCCCACATCACGGAGGAGGAAATAAAAGCCCGTTTCCTCGCCGCTTTCAATAAGCTGATGAGCAACCGCGACGGGCTGATTGAGGACTGCCGCCTTGCCCAGAGCGTCCTCTGCGACACTACGGCGATTGACGCCGAACTCGCCGAACTGCGGAGCGAGATTGAGGTGGTCACGGAGTTATCCAGAAAAGCCATCTACGAGAACGCCCGAACCGCCGTCAACCAGACGGAGTGGGCGGAGCGAAACAACGCCTACCTCGACCGCCACCGCAAAGCCTCGGAGCGGGTGGACGAGTTGGAAACCGTCAAGCGCGAACGGCTCGGCAAGGCGAAAATCATCGAAGGCTTCATCAAGGACATCGAGAGCCGCCAGCTCGCCATCACGGAGTTTGACGAAAAGCTGTGGCTCGCCGTCATCGACACCGCCACGGTCGGTCGAGACGGCACGATAGCATTCAGGTTCAGGAACGGCTCGGAAGTCACCGCTTAA